GTATACGACAACGCAACGATACATGCCATAAGCAGTCGTCGTTGCGAGTTTAATGTCGTGTTGGCTATTCCTGATCTGCTCGAAACTCAAGTAGCTCGCTTGGCACAGCTCTCACCGAGCGTGTTAATGTGGGAGCTGTTGCCGTTCAGCTTCGTCTATGATTGGTTTCAAAACATAGCCGGATACTTGAGTGACACTGAGACCGCTTGTACGTATGCTAGATACTTCAAGCGTGGGTACCAGACAGATTCATGGCGCGACGATGTGTTCACACAACACACCGGCGATGCCGTGTACCGTCAGGTATATGGTCAGGCTGCCCACAGAATCGGGACAGCTCAGATCACTTGGAAGGGTATGCAAAGGTTCGTCCTTACATCCTATCCAATCCCAGTCTGGCCTAAGTTCCAACCTAGGCTAGGCGCTCAGCGGCTTTTTACTGCCGCAACCCTCGTAGGGGCCTTTCTAGATCGCAAGAAACTCCGCGTTGCGACCGGCCTTTACACGTAGTACACGGGCGTTAGCTGACGACCCGTCAACCACTTACAGGAGCATAAAATGCCCCAAGCAGTCAACATTGTTCTCGCTAACGGCGAGACTACACCGGTGAACCATACGTTCATCCCGTCGGAGAAGGACCGTGATGGGTTCTTTTGGTTCGAGGATCAATCGCCGCGCGTTGCCGCGACCAGCCCCCTGGGCTGGCCGCGCATCGGCATCCGATCGAAACGGGCAAAACCCGGAGCGGTCGGTGCGAACTCCAAGAACCTTGTCAACGTCGTCGACTACGTCATCCAGCTGCCGAGCCTTGAAACGCTCGGCACCTCGGACAACGGTCTGACGCCCCCGCCCACGATCAGCTATATCGATCGCGCGCGAGGCACGTTCTACCTCCATGCCCGTGACACTGTCGCGGACCGGAAGGACGTGATCGCTTACAACAAGAACCTCATGAGCAATGCGCTCGTGATTGATCTTGTCCACAACCTGACCAGCCTTTACGGCTGATCGTCTTCTTCTGCCCACGGTTGAGATACCGGGGGCCGCTCCAGTCGTGCTAAACGACAGAAAGGTGCTCTATGAGCAAGAAGAGAGAAAGGTTTGAGGATTCCGTCGATGAACTCTTCTTCGGAATTTGTAAGCGTGTTGACACTCCTAAGTCTCTTGGTCTCTACCTCCGCTATCGTCATGCTCCTGAGGAGCTGGCGAGGGCGGAAATTAGGCCTGAGGCTTACCATTGTGCTGCGACTTTCGCCGCCGATTACCTTTGCGTATCGCTTCTTGGTAAATTCAGAAGCCTACGTACAGGAATCGACACAGAGAAAGTTGCGCTCGACGGATTTGCATCCGACGAGGTAGTCTGCCGTGAAACTAACGAGCGCCTTGCTCGACACAACACGTCTGACGGCGTACCGTCAGTCATTCGCCAATACATAGAGCGAATGAAACAAATTGTTGAGTCGACTTGGGGCGATCCGAGCTGGCAGCAGATCTACGCGCACATGGGATGGGGTCCAGGTGCAACGGCTTCCCTCAAAGGGGCCAATGCTAGGACCGAAGCAAAAATGCAATTCCCGATCGAGGTCACTCCGACCGCGGCGCCGTATCTGTTTCAGGCGTTGCGAGGCGACCACCTATGGCTTGCGAAAGCTGTAGGTGGCGACGTAGTCGGACCTGCTTCATACTTAATAAGCAGGGACGATCTGGTGCAATATACCGCATCAGGTCGTCGATTGACCGTTCCTAAGAATGCTAAGACCGACCGCGTAATTATCGCGGAACCGACAGGTAACATCCATCTCCAAAAGGGATGGGGTGGCTACCTCAAGGATCGGTTGTTGCATTGCGGAATTGACCTCTTCGAACAGAAGAGGAACCAAGAACTCGCCGAGCACGCTCAGCGACTTGGACTGGCTACGATTGATTTAAAATCTGCCAGTAATTCCGTCAGCACTGGAGTTGTGAAACTCCTTGCCCCACCTGAGATGTACCGAGTCCTCAACAATCTCCGAACCCCATGTTACACAGATCAGGATGGTGTAGAACACCGTCTCGAAATGTTCAGTACCATGGGTAACGGATTTACGTTCGAACTCGAAAGCTTAATCTTCTACTCTGCGGCGAAGGCCGTGGCAGAGATTAACAGGTGCGGCAAACCACTCTCAATTTACGGAGACGACATTATCGTAGGTCAAGAGATAGCAGAAGAGCTTATCAGGCTCCTAAACTATCTTGGTTTCCGCGTGAACGAGGATAAATCCTTCCTTTCGGGAAGGTTCTTCGAATCTTGCGGCAAACACTACTTTGATGGCGTTGACGTGACCCCGGTATACCAGAAAAAGCCGGTGGACTCACGTATCGAACACATGCGATTCCTCAACCGGATTCACACCTGGTTGACTCGCAATGCAGATACGTGGGACACGGCCATCCGCCCCGTATGGCGCACCCAACTCCAAAAGAGAGGGTGTGACCTTAAAGGGTGGGACTGGATGGGCGGCGACGGATACTACTTCATAGAGGCCCAC